ATACATTGGTAGATACAAATGTGAGTAAATTATTTATCCCGAAGTTTACGACGGGTAAGGTTGCATTATTCCCCGCCGTCAAGACCTGCTGAAAGGTGGGTATTGCACTAGTGGGCGGATACGGCAAACTGTTAATGGTCACAAGATCAATGTTATTCACATCCAAAATATCCTGACTATTCATGTCTATATCACTCGCCCCTGCACTGTTTCCATTCAAGAGGGTGTTCGCTAAGTTCTCACCACCAGGAACAATGTTGTTAATTTTTGCAGTAAGGGCATTGACCCGTTGATTGAGAGAAGCAAGGTTTAACATCTTATAATTATACAAGATATTAAATTATTAAAATCTATTCTTTTTCATCAGGTAAGTTCAAGACATACGCTTCTTTCTCACTTAAGACCACCATAGGGAAGGACTTAACCAAGGTTACCCAACGTGAAGGTAATGTTTTAATCTTCTTAATTTGATATTTGTCTAATCCAAAATAATTCTCCAAAAGATACTTCAAACTACGACCACCTAGTGAATGCGGAAAAATGGTCACACTGTGAGCCTCATTCAAGATACGTTTTGTATCTAGTCCATTGGTTGCAAGATGACTTGTATAAATGACACTTGTATTGGTATGGCGACCTGTTTCTAAAAGCATATTTAGTATCCCATTCACTTTCATTCTCATCATTTTGTTTGTAATACAGTCGGTATCATCAAAAATAACCATGCTATCCTTGAAGTCTGCAGCCTGTAGGTCGGTTGTGAGTAGTTCGTTAGACAATTTGATACGTTTCAGTCCCTTGACCTTATCTATACTACTATCTTCATTGATAGATGAGACAAGATAGATATCATTTTTAGGAAATAGTTTTTTGTATTGATCACAATAGTGTTTGGTATAGTAAGATTTGCCTGACCCTGATGCACCCGTAATGTATAAAATCTGTCGTTCCGTCTTCTTATTTGGGATATGTTGGATTTTTTCCTTGGGTTTCGTGAGTTTCAATTCTTTCAAATAGGTTTCTACATTAGATTTATCTTGTTCAATGGACAGTGTCTTATTTTTCTTCTTATCTCCTTCAAATGTAATCAATGCTACAGGGGTTCCTACATCTTCAAGGTTCATACTTTAATATACGGATATATTTTTTTTGATGAACTGATGAACTTTTTTGTCTCGTCTTGTATTTGTTCCGTCAAGATTTCTTGCACATCCTGTGTCCGTTTCAATACTGCATGAGAACCTTTACTGTTCAAGATACTTGAGACAAGGTCTTTGAATAAAGGATTAATATTCTTTTCAATATATTTAAGATTGTGAATAATATCCTTTTCTTTTACTAATCTAAATTTCTGTTCTAACATGATAGTAATCAATTCTAGATCACTGTTGAAACTTGCAAGTTCACCCACTTTGGAATTAAAAAAGTTCACCAGACTGTTCATCACGAAAGGATTGGTTTCACTGATGCGAAGGTATGCAAACAGACGTTTGAGTGCCTTATAGTAGTTTCCTTTTCCTGAGTAAGCCTTCACATCAAGCAAAAGACTTGTCTCAATATTTTCTTTTTTGGTTGTGATAGGGTTATAGGTTTTAAAATCCCCAAAATTAATAAAATACATCTCACTAAACTCTGTAAATAGTTCATCTACTAAACTGATGACATCCATCTTGATAATGCTCTTCTGTTGCAGACAATCTACAAACATGACCTTTCTATCTTCAATGAACTGATGCCCTGTATTAATACTTTGTCTCGTCCAACGGATAGGTTGCCCCCCAGGCAAGACCCCACATTTAAAATCCGTAATCCATATAGACTTAGATGCATGAGCAGTGCGATATTTTTCTCTAAACACATCTAATACACACTCATATACTTCTAAATTACGTCCAAACTCAACATATTCCATGAGGTCAAGGTCAGCTGCATACTCAATCTCTTTTAATGATCCTGAACCTACCACTCGTTGTGACCCATGCAGAGATAAAAAAGCAAATATCTTCTTTTCCCCTTGACTGAAATCTTTGTCTGTCTTCTCTGTGAAATTCATTATACATTATACATATTTTATTTTGTCTCAATTATCTAAAAATAGTTAGATTATAAAATATTCTAATCTTATAATGAAGGTTCTTGAGTTGTTTAGTGGAACAGGGTCAGTCGGTAAGGTTGCAAAAGAGATGGGGTGGGAAGTTGTTTCACTTGATTTAAAGAACGCTGACATTGAGACAAATATTTTGAATTGGGACTACACCATCTATAAACCTGAACATTTTGACCTGATTTGGGCATCACCACCGTGTGATACATTCAGTGTCTTGAGAAAGACGTGGATTGGACGAAAACTCAAGTGTCATGGTGGATCAGTATGCACTTACGAACTTTTACAAAAAGATATTGACACCATTGGATTACCAATCTTGCGAAAGACTGAGGAAATTATAGACTATCTTAAACCTAAATACTATTTTATAGAGAACCCTCAAACAGGTCAAATGAAAGACTATTTGTCTCGTCCTTTTTACGATGTGGATTACTGTAAATATGCAGACTGGGGATACAAAAAAAGAACTCGTATTTGGACAAACCTAAAAGGGTTCATTCCTAAGGTGTGTAAGAAAGATTGTGGTCAACTTGTAGATGGGATACATCGTATTAATTTTGGAGGAAGCAAGACAGTCTATGATGGAGACAAACGTATCAAGGTCAAGTCCAAGGAAGCGAGAGAAAAATACAGAGATGTTAAGAATATTCAACCTTATTTGGAAGGTGGAGGAAATAATAGGGATGAACGTTATAGAATACCACCAGCCCTAATTGCAGAATTGTTCAACATGGTAAAAATCTAACCCTTTGGATTTCAATTATAAGTATGGAGATATAGGAATTTCAACAGTGTTTTGCATTTTAAAAATCTAAAAATTAAAATACTTAGTCTATATTAAAATACTTATTCTCACAGACTAAGTATTTTAAACCTTTGTTACATGTGAATATATCACTGTTCTACAAATGTATTATTTAGATTTGTCATAGGTAACGATATAGGTAATTCTATCCAATACTTGGTCTTCAATTCGGGTCTGTTCTTCCTTAGATAAAAAGAAGTCTTTGGTATTGTGACCATTATCCTTTGCAAACTGCTTCAAGATACTATGGTATTTAGGGATAAGTTTGATAATGGACAATGCCTGTCTTGGATCAATGATATTATCCATAGGCCACAATGCAGGGTGATTATTTAGATAGTATCCACTTTTGTGACCAGGTTCTAAGACAACACTCTTGTTCATTGAATATTCTGCTTCAAAGTCACGCATGAAGAGTTCTTCAAAGGTCATTAGTCCATGGAATATGTCACTGTAATCTTCTAGTGTAGATCGTTCTATGATTTGCTCTTCAAGTTGTCGGCATCCTATCTGTCCTTCTAGTGAATGATAGGATATAGTCTTCTCTTCTTTCTTTTTTGCCTCTTCTTTCATTTGATGTTTGAGTTCTATTTCTTTCAACTTGAGTTCTTGTTTTTGCTCCATCTCTGCACGTTTTATCTCTGCTTTTGTCTCCATCTCTTTCATCTTGGTTTCATTCTTCAGTTCCATCTCTTTGATCTTCAGTTCCATGAGTTGCTGTGCAAGGGTAGAGCATTTCAGTTTGTGTTTGTCTGTAGTAAGATGCGTATTGTAATGCGTCTTGATGTGGGTTGTAAAAGCACATTTCTCACAGATGTAGTTGGTCATTATACTATACATTAAGATAAAAATTTCTTTAAATCCGTTTAATTCTTTATTCAATTTTTTCCTAAATAAAATACTTATTTCCTGAAAAGTATTTTATTTCAATTTTTGGTATTTTTTTCCTAAAGTTCCTAGACTTCGGTATGAATGGGTTCTTTTTTTTGGAAAGACAAAGTCTTATATTCCATGAGGAATTTCTCAAAGTGTCCACTGGGAAGGTCATCTATCAATTCCTTCAACGAGACAACTGCATGTAGGTTTTCGCCATACTTATCCCATACCTCATCACTGATCACATATTTCTTTTTGATATTCAAAGAATTCTTATATCTACGATGCTGTTGAGGGTTCTCATTGTATTTCTTCTTCATATACTCACTCATGTATTTGTTCAAGTTTGCAGTTTTTTTAGGAATTACTGGTTCCATTTCTATAGTATAGGTTTATATTTTATATTCCTTTAATTAATCTTATTTATTCCTAAAGAAACAGGCTTAGGAACGTAGTTAAATCCCTTGTCACTTGTCTCAACATCATACATCGTGTGTCTAAGACTATCCCTCAAAATAGATGGATGAATAGTTGTGACTTTGGTTGGTATGCAGTCTGGTTCAAGAGGTTTGTATTCCATATAAAGTAAGACTAGAAAATATTTTTAAAGAGTTATCCATTATCTATACAGATAAGTATGGTGACCAGTAAGTATGGAGACGATACCGAGACAAATTCCTATTCCTACTTTTCTTGTTTCTATCCTACTATTTTTAAAATTTATAAGATTATAGTTTTTATTTTTTTTTCATTTCTTATATTCTTATATTTTTTTTATAAACTTTGTAGTAAAAGTAGGAAGTATGCAAGGATACCTGTAAGTATGACGACCTGTAAGTATGGAGACACCCTCAACTTTGCAGTGCTGAGACAAAAAGGTCTATTCCTACTTTTCTTGTTTCTATCCTACTATTTTTAAAATTTATAAGAAATGAATTATATTTTTTTTTTCATTTCTTATATTCTTATATTTTTTTTATAAACTTGGTAATGAAAGTAAGAAGTATGCAAGAAGATCTAGAGAAGGAATTACTGGTTTAACATGGTAATGGTCATATAGTTTATTATAGATAGTATAGGATTAAGAGCATTTTGGATACAATACCATACTTTGTTTGAGAAAATTTATAAGAATATAAGAAATGAAAAAAAATATATTTCTTATTTCTTATATTTTATATTTCTTATACAGAACTTTGATGAATTTCTATCCGTCGCCATTGCATCCTTATCCTCTTGTGTTGTATCCATACTTATATGTATGGAGAAATGAATATAAAGAAGTCTTGTAAGTATAGATAATGAGCAACCCAGTCCAGTTCCCCCCTAACTGCAAATGGTTTGACTTCTGTGATATGTATCTTCATAGTCTTGAGGTCATAGATGGACATGTAACCCTGTATGACAATCTACCCAATGTAACCAAACAAGAACGCAAAGAAAGACTGGTTGCATTTGATAATTTCATGAATAGTATGTGGATGAAGAAATGCATTGAAGAGAGGATAGATGAAGTATGGAACCTAGACTAATCTTTGTTCCATCATCTTGAAGATGTCAGGGTCTTTCTCTATTCCAATAAAGTTACGGTTCATATTTTTACATGCTACCCCTGTAGAACCTGACCCTGCAGTTGGATCCAAGACGGTATCGCCTTCCTTACTGTAATATTTGAGACACCACTCTATCAATGCAGTCGGTTTTTGGGTGGGATGTTTGCCCTTTTCACTCTTAATCTCTAGGATAGAGTTGGGTAAAGGGGGGTCATAGATTGCACCATCCCGCTCTTCGTAATTATAGGTTATATTACCATCGTAACATTCTTTATCTGTGGATTGTCTAACTTCTTTTAAAATACTTGTGGGTAAAGGTGGGTCATACTTGGTAATGGTTTCCATTTCGCTCTTACTTCGGTTAATAATCATACCTTTTGTGTCCTCACCGTCCTTGCCTCTGTCTTTCGTTCCTCGTTTGGTTGGAATTTCTTTGATAAACTTGTGTGTGTGACTACTAAGGTCATAGAAAGGTAATTTACGATAAAAAACGTAAACCATCTCATGTTTCTTCATCGGCATCTTTTTTGCATTGAGGAAGCCACAGGGTGAAGACTTGACCCATACTATATCGTATCTAAAATTTTTAGGGTTACTGTTGATGAGGGATACACCGAACTTGGTGGAACAAGTAAAGAACATCGGTGTCGTATCCTTGCAGACACGATTGACCTCTTTCCAGAACTGAGACAAATCAATAGCACAGTCCCAGTGACATGATGTTTGGTTATACGGCAAATCACAGAAGAGTAGGTCTACACTGTCGTCTTTTAGTTTCTGCATCTCCATGAGACAATCCCCAAGAATGATCATATAATCTAACACAAGATTATATAATCTAATTATTTATCCATATCTGTAAAGTATCCTTCTACAGCCATTCCATATTCAAAGGGTGGTTTCTTCTTGTGTAATTCTTGTTTTAAGATGATATCAATATCTTTTAGTCCAGTAGTTCCTCTAGCCTCACCATCTTGCAAGTAACCTACAAATCTAGATATCTGTTCTGTCTTTGATACTTTTGGTGCATACGCCCCATAGATACCATAGATAGCATCAATCTCTTCTTTTGATAATGATTTTAGTTTCTTCTTATAGATATCTAATTGTATACTTTCATCACTTTTTGTTTTTTTGATAACCTTAGGCAAAGGTTGAAACTCAGGTTGAGCATCTACAAACTTTCCAGTTTCAAATATTGCATCTACTAACCACTTATCAAGAGAATTTGTTAGTGAATAGATATTATTTTTAGTAGAGTTATCATTCATCTTAAAACCCGATTTACCCATTTTCTTAACAAGAGTATCTAATTCTTGTTCAACTTGTAACACGTAACCACGAATAAGAGATTTTAGATAAGTTGGTTCTTTTTTCGTGATGTCCATCACTTCATCAATAATTTCTTTGGTTGTTTTCAAAGGATTGAGCATAGTCATCTCAGTTAAAAAGATAGACCACATACTGCAAAATCCACCTCCTTCACCTTCAAGATTTTTTATAGAACTTTCAAGAGATTGAAATCCTTTATTACTCGGGCAAATATCTTCTGGATCTCTAAACCGTATCTCACCAATATAAGGTTTCATGGAAATTTCAAATAGGTCTTTGAGTTGGTTATTAATGCTTTTATTATCTTTTTCACTGTTACCATATTCTTTTCCATGTGGTTCAAATCGTTCAATAATACGCTGAAAAGGTCTATACACAAGCATATTTGCATGACCACTACTTGTTTTTCCAAACTTCAAGGTTAAAGGTATGTTAATTAAGGTAACTCCTCTATCTATACATTTTTTAAGAGCCTTTCCTAGTCGTTCCTTCATATCTTTGAAAGTATCATACTCAGGTGTTAATTTAGCATTACTGTTTATAACTATACCAAGAGGAAACCCAGTAGTTGTTTTTGGTCTAATGTTAGCAATGATACATTTTGCATTGTATTTTTTCATGAGATTGACAAAGGCAATACTTGCAATAATACTGTCAGCATCGTAAGCTACAGCACCATTTTCTCGTCCAAGTTTTTCTAACTCTTTTACCTTTTCTTCTATACGATTTACAATAGGTTCAATATTTGCAGGTGCAGGGACAGGTTCAGGTTCTTCAAAATCGGTCTGTGTCTCCATTTCTTTTGCCTTTGGAAAATACCACGGTTTCCCATCTTTGAACAATTTGTATGCATTCTTGGTTCCAGGGTCACTTAATGCACATCCATAGGTAGTATTATCCCGTTTTGCAACATCTTTTACAAAATCTGTCCATTTGTTACCTCCTTCCATACCTGAACCCATTTCACTTGTTTCTTTGAGTGGTGCAAACCATTCTTCACCTTTCTTTTTTAATTTATATGCTTTCTTCAATGGTTCTTTCCACTTGGACAAAGAACACGCATACTTTAGATTGTGTCTCGCCGAAAATTCTTTTACGAAGTCTGTCCAAATGGAACCGCCAACCATCTCATCCAAGTCATCGTCTTCAAGAATAGGGTTCATCATATTAATCAATTCCCTTTTACCAAGGGATGCACCACCCGTCATCTTTTCTCCATACTTCTCTTTCTTATATGCTTTGATAAATTTACGCATGTCTGCAACTCGCATCTGTTTGTATCCCTTTCCTATCAGTTTGTTCCCAAGATAAGACAATGCACTTGGTTTGTGAGCCTTGAGTAAGTCGTATCCACTTGGAATGGTAATCGTTTTATTTTTAGAAAATTGTAATGGGGACAAAGCACTCACAATATCTGTAGAGGTTCTTACATCTGTTTGATTTTCAGGATTAGATTGAAAGATAGTGTTAGGATGAACTGCTTTGTTGTAAGTAATGACTTCTTTTACAGGATCTTCTTTGTTAAGTTCTTCTACATACTTACCCGCTCTAGAATGACCTACAGAAATGATATTTTTTGCTCCATATTTATCTATTGCTTTCTTTTGTCTCGTCCTTGCATCTTGATAGGTTCCCGACTTGGTAATGTCTCCATCGTATGCGTATCGGGCATTGTCTAACCAATCTCGCCATCCCTTAGACCCTCGGTGAGCTACAATCACTTGATCACTATTCATATCTTTGTAAACCTTTACTCGGTCATCACTGAGGTCTTTGTCCATGGTATATCCATTGGGTGCATTATCTGTTTGTTTGTAGGCATTTTCCAAAACCTCTTGTAATTGGTCTGCCTTTAAAGAACCTCCTTTTACATGTTTCTTAGGCATTTATTATAACCTATACGGATATAATAAATCTTGAAATTTACTAAAAAAAAATATCTTTATAGTTATATGTATGTCTATCATCTAAGACCCTATCACAAGTTGAAAGCAAGACAATTAGGGGTAGTCATACGTCCCGCTACAAAAGCACCCTATAAAATAGATGTTTTCTCTCGGGATACAGGGGATTACATTACCTCTATTGGTGACCGAAGGTATAAGGACTTTATCACCTATGCAGAAGATGATGGATATGAAGTCGCTGAGAGAAGACAATCCCTTTATCACAAAAGACACAAGAAAGATAGTCAGGTTCCAGGTTCACGTGGATTTTACGCTGCTAATATCCTTTGGTAACTATCCTTTGGTAAGTATGGATAAACCTAAAGAAATCGTGGTAATCCCTCACGTTCATACAAAATATTACTTGAACCACCTACACGATAGATATTTTGTATGTGTGGTGTAACCCCGTAAAATCTTGCAGCTGTTCCCTGAACCGTCGTAAATCCACCACGCATCATGATCTCTTCTTTGGTTGCATTTCGGTCACCAGGTCTAACATCCATTGTATACACTTCACCAGGATACTTAACACGCCCTGGAAGACCATTACCTGTTTTAATTGCATTACTTACATCTGCAGTATCCGCCATTGCAGATTTCCTGACCTTCTGTTGTCGGTGGGCATTAAAATTTGTATAACCCAAATCTAATAAGTCCATTGCTTTACTTAGTGCTAAAGACATTACATCTAATAAATTTTGGTAAGATGCTCTATCAATCCGTGTGATAAATTGAATTCTACCCATAGGTTCGCCACTGTCTGGTGTCAAAACACTTGTATCATCAGGTTCATCCACACGACCTTGTTCACGGTCTAATTGCTCTTGTTGAAACAATAATTGACGACCTTCTTCACGCATTTGTCTGTCATCCGCTGCAGCTTGTAAATCTCGTAATGCTCTGTTTGCAAGTCTTAGTAAATCAGTAGCACTTCCTTCTTTGATAGGTCTTCCACGACGTTTTGTTCGGGTAGATGTAGATGGAAGACCCCCTGTTGGGTCACTTTGAATACTGTAATCTTCTTCAGGTGGTGTGTTTCCTGTAGGTTCAAATGGGTCATATTCATCTTCAAATCCAAATGATCCAATACTCTGGTCTGCTGGTAAATCATTATAATTGTTGGTATCTTCAAAATAAACTTGACGAAGAGTTGCAAATGCTTCTACTGCAGCGTCATGACATTCTGTTTGAGCTGATTTTAGGTCACCCAAAATACCTAAATCCATATAACGCATCATTGGAAAAAGAATTTTTGATGTTCGTAATATACGACCAACCACTTTTGTAGCGGTAATAACAACACTTATTGCTTTGACAACATCACCTTGATTTTCAAGATAAATCTCTCCACTTTCTCCTGACCCAAAATAAGCATTAATCTGTCTAAACAAACCTGTTAAATCTTCAAACTGTGTGATTAACCTATTTGCTATTTGGTCTGCTGAACCATTCGTAAGATCTTCATCTGGTTTTTCAGTAAGTTTTGCTATTCCACTATTCATTGCTTTGACGACACGACGTTTTGCACGTGTTAAACCTGCTTCCTCTGTTGCTCCTTGATTATAGAGTGGAACCGTCGGCATATATAATAACAATATATATTTTTATTGTGATTATATCATTCTAAAATACTTATACGTAAAGTCCATGTTTTTTCACATAGGAACTCGCATCTGTCATCTTAAGACCCTTCTCTTTCATTATCTTTTTTACAACCTCTGCACGACGTTTTCGTCCATCCGTCGCTCCACCTTTCATTACACCCACACCAGCTAACCCACCACTCATGACACCCTTACCACGTTTGACAGGCATTTTAGTAGAACCCGATTTACCCGTCATATAGGACATCAATGCCTGTTTACCCAAATCAATCGCTACATCTTTGATGACAGGTTTTGCTACACTAACAACGTCCCCCACAAGAGAACCTACTTTATTTGCTACATCACGCAATCCAAATCCACCTTTCATATTTTTAGAACCTTTAGGACGACCTCGCTTTTTTGCACCAAGTCCAAGCAGATTACGACCCGTATCTTTTACATCATTGATAGAGAATTTTTCATCCAAGATACCACTTCCCTTTTTTCGTCGTCCTCGTCCAACAAGTTGTTTTGCAGTGCGTCCAATGTCATTAATAGAGAATTTTTCATCCAAGATACCACTTCCCTTTTTTCGTCGTCCTCGTCCAACAAGTTGTTTTGCAGTGCGTCCAATGTCGTTAATAGAAAACTTTTCATCAAGTATTCCAAGACCAAGTAATTGACGACCAGTATCCTTGACTTCATTGATAGAGAACTTTCGGTCTAGGATATTGGTTCCTCCCTTCTTTCGTCCACGTCGTCCTTTACCTTTCATTTGACTATCCAACATCATTGAACCATCAGGCATCATGTGTCCTTGTGCCTCTTCACATGAAGAACACGCTGCAGAACCACTACCAAGCACCTTTTCCATTCCTTTACTTGCTATAGCACCAATAACTGCACTTGCTATCGCAGGGCCAGCAATACGACCCAACGCCATCGCTGCAGGAAAGAAAAATCCTCCATCCATTCCATTCATTGCCCTCATTTCTACTGCATTATACGCTGGATAAGTCGCCATTGTCCCAGGAACAACCATGTGAGATGGTGATACAGACTGCACATAGGGTGATACCATTCCAGGTGGACGAAGACCTCCACTCATTGAACCCATTGAACCCATTTCTCTAGACATTGCCCCCGTAAGAGGATTAGACAAATGTGGGTGATAACGTATACTTTTGCGTGAAATTGCCCCATCACTTGCTAGAAAGGCACCACCAGTCATCGGGTCACCCGACATTTGATGCATGTTGTTAGGTTCTCCATTAGTATCACGTTGCATATTGTATTTTCTCAAGGTAGACAGCAGTTTTTCATTGTAAGGGGTGTCAAACGCCATATTATAGTTTCGGGAAGCCATATAGACTACTTAAATATATTATTTCTGTAATTATTCTAAATATAAGGAAATTAACATACAAAGTTTAAGGTATGTTAATTTTGATAGGGTTCTCTATACTTAGGGTCTGTATATTTTGGTTTCCTTAAAATAAGAATACGATTTGTCTCAAAGTAATAACGAACTGAAGGTAAATCTACAATACTATCTTCCTTCATAGATTTTAGACATCGTTCTGCATCTTCCCTTGTCCGCTTACGACAACGCATCACAATACCGTTTCTTTCAAAATGAATAAAAAACCCATTTCCTACTGTAGGTGTGATACCCATTTTATTTTATTTTAGATTTTATTTTGTCTCAGTTTTACTCAATAACAAAGTTTAGATAGTTTTGACTGAGCCATTCCACCGCTGGACACACCACCACCCGAATGGACACCCATTCCCGTCATACGTTTCAACTTATCGGCAAATTCCCGAACAAAGGGCATTTTTGCAGCGGCAGTAGCGATACGGTTAACCATGGAACCGCCCACCATACGGTTGTATTGGACGGAAGATACTGGATCAACACTTTCATCGTTGGTTTTGCTATCAAGAACCATCTGTTTGGTAAGAATACCTGTGTAGATGTTGGATGAACCAGCGACAGTCGTGAAGATACCCGAGTTCACACAGATAATACAGATTTCAGGGGTAATGGTTGAACCGTTGTTATTGGTTACATTAATGCTAAACTGGAAGTTGTATTGACCAATAGAACCCGAAGACAAGAAGTCTGGAAGAGATAAATCATACGCTGGACTGAGGACAAGAAGCGAACCCGTGGTTGTGATTTGACTACCAACTCCCGTTGCATTGTCTGCGTTGTTTGTAAAAGAACTAAACTCTGCCCATGACTGAGTAGAGTGGTTATTCACCGAGATACGCCACAAGTCCTGTGCAGTAGCGGACGAGAGAAGACCTGATGTGTTATTAAGATTGACACTGATACTGTTAATTTTCAAAAAAGTAGAACTATCCTTAACAGTCTGGGTATTCATTGGTTTACGAACCGATATAATGAAATAGTCTGGAAGTTGGTTGATTTGGATGTTCTGTGAGTTGAGGGTAGCAGAAGAACCGTTTGTAAGAGGGCCAGTAGAGGACTGAAGGGACAGATAACGTGGAAGATCCATGTAGGGGACGATGTTTCGGGCAGTAATCATGTCAGTAGGTTGAGTTGAGAGAAAGTTCAATAACAGACGGGTGTTGGTAAAAGGATTTGCTTGGGCTGCAGTTCCAAGAGTAACCGAGTAAGTGAAGGGTGAGGCAGTAGAGAAGAACCGTTTGCATGAACTGTCAATGTTAAATACGAATGACATAGCATTGATACCCACCATACCCTGTTTGTTGTAAGCGGCATCACCATACACAAAAGGCGAAAGACCCAAAAGAGGTTCAGTCACCGTCACGGAACCCGTAATGACGAAAGTATCCAACACGTTGGTAGACACGGGGGAAGCATCTGTTCCACCCGCTGTGATATTGTGAAGAAGCACAAAGGTTGCAGGGAAAGCACCACGAGGGTAAAGGTCACCATCGTAGGACTGGTCACTCCAGTCACCCAAAGGATTATTTGAACCTCCTACACCATCAGCGAAGGACTTGTAAGCTTGGTCAGGAAGAACGGGGGTCATACCGTTGTATTTATACAGTTCACGGTTGTTGTTCAAACGAAGAATAGAAGGCAAAACGTCCTGAAGATTGACTGACACGTTGGTGTTGTTAATCTGCGAAGAAGCAGTCGTAAAGAGCGAGTTAAGAGGGAATGCCTGAAATGCATCCGTGTCACCATAGTTGAAGGCAGTATCTCCTGCAGTCACACCTGTAATATTAATCGTAAAGGCAATGTCCGTCTGGATCAACACTTCACGAGATACAACGATGTTCTCACTTGGAATTTGGACGTTAAAGGACATGGATGAACTGGATGTAGACACTGCCGAAAATTGCTGGTAGGTGTTTGAAGAAGCACCTGAGACAACGGCATAGGACAGTTGGTCAGTAATATCTCCAATTCGGGCATCTTTCACGAGAACTGTTTTAAAGTCGGCACTCATTATATACTAACCAAATATATTTTATTTTGGTGAATACATATTTTAAAATTTCTTAAGAACGTCTAGGATAGCATCACTTTATCACTACTTGGAAACTTCTTCTCAAACAAAAATTTAATTGTAGCGGTTGACCCCGATGCAAGTAGGAAGGGGATAAGTTGCCCTAACTTATCACGCCAGTAGACGTTAATATCAATATTTGTAAGAGGCGTATTCCCTGTCATATCAATTCTCCTATACTCAGCTGTAGGGGTATAGAGAATATTGGGTTTAAATACTTGTTGATTGGTTTGAAAGTCTGTAATGATCTGGGCAAAGTTTGCATTATTTCCTATACCCGTAGAAGTCTGTCCATTGTTAAAGATAAGAGGTGCAGACAACTGATTGCTAATGATAGGTAGGGTATTAGATGTAAAGACAATGGATGCGACAGGTGTCCATGTATCAATAGTGCTAAACTCTTGGAACATTTGCGTATAGATAGTCTGCACCGCTGGGGCGACAACATTTGTAGGCAAAAGGATGGTATTAATGCCTTGGTAATCCGCTACAAGAAGTTGATGATTTCTACCTAAAGTTACCCCTACATTTCCAAAGTTAAGAGAAGGAAAAGAGTTAAACAATGCAAAGAGGGGCGGGTTCATATATATCTTTACACGTGCTACATTGGATTGGTTAAAATAGTCTTCTTGTGCTTGTAGGATTGCCTTAGAAGTGGTCACGTCCCAAGTGAGAATAGGTTGAAGTGCGATAGCAAGTGGAGCCCCCACCAATACGATCAAAGCAGCCATTGCATCACCAAAAGCCTTGTTGATGAGTTCTAAAAAATATTGAAACTGATAACAATAGTAGTATTCGGTGTTGTTCTGTTGAAATCCTGAACTGGTTGCACTTGGTGGAATAGGAACAGGTAGATTTTTATTTTGAGGAACCCAATCTATATACTGTTGTGGTGCAGTAGTCACGCCGCCAACACCGTCATCATATTCCAAGGTCACTGAATAAATAGAAAGATTAGGGTCACCTTGTTGCGGTTGGATTTGACAGATAAAATTAGGTAAATTATACGTGTCCAAACTGAACCTGACAATACTCATGTAGTATTCCCCCGAATTCTCAATGACTGGGTTGGTTCTTGTTTCATTAAATCTCAAGAAGGGGTCAAGTTCACTTGTGCTTTGAAAGTTAGTAGACACAATATCGTAATAGACCATGTCTGGATTTTGTGCTTTCTTAAACTGTGATAGTTGAGACATATTATACTATAAGAAGATATTTTAATCATACATCTAAATATAATAAGCAATAAAAAGACAACCACCTGCTGATGTAGTCGTCCCTAAGATAGTTCCGTAATCCAATATGTTGTTAGCGGCAAGTTGTCCGTTTGCGGATGCACCTTGCTGAGTGACCATACTTGTTGATCCAACCACACCTGCCGTAAGAACCCCGTTAAGATTACATGCCCCATCCGCCACCGCTACCAATTGATTTGATACAGATAAAGATGTAGTAGATGGAACATCTGTATTTTGTGCAGTATAAACTACGGTAGGGTCGGCAATCGTTCCAACAGATAAAAGAATATTTCCCCTTACTCCATTTCCATTCCCAAGCGTTCCCGAAACAACTGACCCAGATGCTCCACCACATGAACCACTAAACAACCAATAATCTATTTTTCCTACATTTTCCAAGGAACCCCCTATTAGAGTAGCATCTGTAAAATTATAAAGACCAGGGGTTAAAATCTCGTAAATAACAGATTTACCAGCAAGTTCAACCTTTCCATCAATATATCCTTTTGATGCAGCTTGTTGAGGAAGGGTAGGGACTAACAAAGAAGGAACAATCGTGGTGTCTGCTGATATCGTTCCCGAAAAGGTATTTACCCCAGTAAAGGTATTAGATTTTGTAGTCAAGTTTTGATTTACATTGATGTCTGTTGTTGCTATATTTACCATGTCTGTGTATCCTATAAGTGTGTTACTTGATGCATTACCTGTTTGAATAAGGACTGGATTAATGATAGGAAGTGCAGGGGGGTTAGCGTTAGAAAATACAGGTGGAAGGAACCAACCATTTGTTGTAGGTAATGGATTGTATGCTAGGGCGGCATTGTCAATATCTAA